AATTCGCATTTGTCCTCTCTGAGGCGCAAACGTCTTGACCATGAGCGGTATATTCGGAACAGGGCTGAACGCCTTGTACAGACAAAAATATACCGTGATGGGCATAAGGAAGAGATTAAGGCTAAGAGGAAGGAGCAGATTAAAAGATACATTTTGAACTATGGAAGAAGAAATACACAATCCGTGCGACTTCAATGAGGGGGACATCATCCGTGACATCTATACCGATGACCGCTTTAGGGTCGAGATACCCGACAAACGTGGTATGGCCATACTTTACAATTTGAGTACTCGAAAGAACGAGGATTGGAATGCTGAAAACAATTTCAGATTTACAAAGTTGGAAGGTCAGTTAGAATTAAAATTTTAATGATAATATCATGAGCAAGACGAATAGCTTACATTACAAATTGTGCTGTGAAGGAGCGAAATGGCTTCATAAGAATCTAATATTAGATCGGAATCTCGATTGGATAGGTACTTGTAATATAGTTGCCGTTGAACTTGTTACTGCTGCTGCTGAGAACCCTGATGTATGGGGATTGGCTGGAGGAAATTCTGCGGTTATAGAAGTAAAGACAAGCCGTTCCGATTTCCTACATGACAAAAAGAAGTTGTGCCGGAAGATGGAAAATTATTCATGCGGTAATCACATCACATACAATCTGCCTGATATTAATGTTAGGACCGGATTAGAGTATAGATATAAGTTTCTATCCGTATTCTACGATAACCAATTTTGGTGCGTGCCATTCCAGCATGGCGCATTCACACCGCAAGAAGTCCATTTTTCTTTGGGTGTTTCGGCCAATATAACAAAAAAAATAAAGGTCACGGTCATGCATACATGTTGGCACCCGATAAATACATCTGGAGAGAAACATGTATCATTATATGGAGGCAACGAAACAATCACTCTATCTTATGGATATTAAATATGATTATGAAAATAAAATTATATAACGATGATTGCATGAATCTCATGCAGAAAATGGATGATAACCAGTTTGATCTGGCAATCGTAGATCCACCTTATGGTATAGGAGCTGATTGGTTAAAAAGAAATAAAGGTCATAAATTCGTCAAAACAGATTATACCAATAATCATATTCCCTCCAAGGAATATTTTGATGAATTATTTCGCGTGAGTAAAAATCAAATCATCTGGGGATATAATTATTTCACAGAAATATTAGGTCCGACCAATTATTTGATTGTCTGGGATAAGTGCTCTGATAACAATCAGGTATTCAGATATTCTAAGGCAGAGATAGCCTATACCTCCTACCATGTTCCGTGCAATATTTGTCATTTCCCATGGGACGGTTACAGAATGGGTAAAGAAACGGGTAAGAAAAAAATACATCCTCATCAAAAACCAATAGAACTATACGAATGGCTGTTGCTAAATTATGGAAATGAATCAAAAACGATTCTTGATACCCATCTTGGATCCGGTAGTTCCGCAATAGCTGCCAATGAATTAGGATATGACTTTACAGGTATAGAGATCGATAAAACGTATTTCGAATTAGCAAAAAAAAGAATAAAGGAAGAAACAAAACAAATGCAATTTAATTTTAAATAAATTATGATTATGAAGCAGTTAAAATTGGAAACGGTAAATACTCTTGAGCATATTATTATGTACCAGAGGTTTGTAGTTTCAGAAGCAAAAAAGAATATATCTGATAAGCAGGTTATTGACTTTCAAGAGGATATTCTTCGGGTTCTTGAGTTTTGCGATAAATTTAAGGAAAACAAAAACAATTGATTATGATTAAAGAATATGATTTAACGATTTTCCCACGCAGGTTTTGGGTTGTTATTAATCCGACATACGATGAGGTTAAGGACAGATTTCTGATTTACAATGGCAATCAGGATGGATATGATACATTCAGGGTATCTGATTGCAATGAATGTATAGACAAAGCTAATGGAAATGTGACACGTGTATCTGATGCAAAGACAAATAACCAAGGGTATCTGATTTTTATATTCGGTGAATATAAGGCAGATAATGACCTTCCAAAACTTGTCGAACTAATAACGCATGAATCGGGACATGTATCTGACTTTTTACAAGAGGATATAGGAATAAAAAGTCCAGACACGGAGGTCAATAGTTATATTTCAGGATATGTAGCCGGTAAAATCATGGAAGCAATTTTAGAGAACTGAAAATCAAATTAGTGAATAACAAGGCTATGACAGAAAAAGAATTAAAGAATCTATTTCAGTCTGCGAAAGATATTGCAGACACGGAGAAATTCCCGGTAATGAGAATAATCCTATTGGGGAATGGAGGAGTGAGTAAGGAAGTCGACTTTTATGAGCTTGATGAATTTAGCATTAGACTCAAGGTTAAAAAAGCAATCCTCGATGCAATCGGAAAAGTTAATGTTGGGGGGCGCAATTCCCCAGCTCCAAAAACGGACGTAATACAGTTTGAATAATTATAAGTAAATAAACCAAATTATGAAAGAGAAAAACAGCGAAAACGTGCGCGACCAAAAAGGAACGGCGACGTTAAAGGATTTCAATGCCATTATTGACAAACTGAAAATCGAAAAAGGCGAGGCGGTTATTATTATCGCCCAAAACAAAAACAGGAAAGTGATTGCGACATGGGACGGAGAAATGGCGGATATGGCAAATGATATCTATACCATCATGAAAAACAACACCAAGGCAGCCGCTTTTATCTGCAAAATCACAAAGGACTACCTGAACAGGCTAAAGACGGATCCGCAAAAATGGGTCGAACTTACAAGCGAGATATTAAAATTCCGGGAAATGCCAGAGAAGAATCAGGAAGAAGGAAAAGTGTCATGAAAAAAATCAAATACACGGAATGGTACAAATTGACAGACAAAAAGGGGTCGTACTCACCCGAAGCCGTATTTTGCGATGCGGTCGTGGACGGGGACACGGGGAAAGTCATGGAACTCCACACGTCAAGCGAATGCCCACAGGTGTGGCCGTCTCTATATTACCCGTTAAGCTATCATATCGAAAGGAATAGCGTGAGCCTTAGGGGAGTTTGCAGATGAGCAGGATAGGAATGCCTCCAAAGGATACTGAATGTGCATCATGCAAAAAATTGTATGAAACGCTGAACTACTGGTATTGCCCGGTGTTCAAATTTCCGGTTAGAGATGGGTTTGATTCCGGCGGTTGCAGGTACAGGTCATGAGGGGGAGGGTTTAGGAGGGGGTGTGCGTGTGTACGTGTATACGCGTGTGCGTGCGCGAGGGAGACACCCAAAAAGTTTTAAAATAAATGAAAGGAAATTGAATATGAAAACAATAGAGATAATCGGAATGGTGTTCGTGGCTTTGTCAGTCATAGGGATAATCATCATGATTGCAGGTTTTAGAAACGCTAAAGAGTTGAAAGAGGAGGAAAATGATGATGAAGATGAATGAAATGAAGGGCTTTTACATCGGAATTGATCCTGATGTTGATAAAAACGGCGTCGCATTGCTCGATTTGTCAACGAGAAAATTAGAAATAAAACAGCTTCCATTTGCCCGGACAATAGCATATATACACCAGGCATTCGACTATGCGAAATTACATGACTACGGGTTCAAGGTCGTTATAGAAGCAGGTTGGTATAACACGGGCAATTGGCACCTTAGGGCGTATGAAGGACGTGCGAGTGCCGCACAGATAGGGGTAAAGCAAGGACGCAATGAACAAACATCAAGACTTATTGGCGAAATGTGTGGATATTATATAATTCCATACGAATTCAAGAGACCCCTGCCGAAGTTCTGGGTAGGCCATGACCGCAAGATTACGACAGAGGAGCTCGAAATCGTGACAGGGCAGAAAATATCAAGATGCAATCAAGAGGGACGTGACGCCGCCCTGCTCGCATGGGACAAAGCAGGATTTCCAATCAGGATAAGTTCTGAACAGCAACGAAAAATAATTTTGTCGCAACGAAAAAACGCTCTCAAACGTTAAAAAATAACATAAAAGTGATTATATTGTAATCATTTATTGCTATCTTTGCATAAAAGAACACGAAAATGGAAGACAACGAAAACGAGAAAATAGAAGATCAGGACTTATTGGGGGATATCGGTAACATCGATCTTCCAGATGTCGATTTAAGCCTGATTGACTTCCTCCCGGCCGACGAGATGGAAGAGACGAGGTATACGCTTCCGAAGATAGTGCACTACGATTCAGAGCGATTCGTTCTGTACGACAATGCCGTCAAGCTCGCAAAGGAATTGAAAGTTGAAAAAGGGATGAGAGCTGACGCCTTCATAGCCGGGTCGTTTATTTTCGGGGATTTCATCGAGGCGTTTATGACGTCACATAATGTCCGGGCAAAGGAGATGACAATCAGCACGCTATCCCTTAGCCAGGACAACGTGGATAGTCTCGCAGCGCTGATGCGGCATGGGTATGTGCAAAATTTGAATCTGATAATCAGCGTTTATTTCTGGAGTCACGAAAGACACGCACTCCTCCCCTACATTTACAAGGAGCTCGATAAGGATAATCGCTTTCAACTGTCCGTTTGCGGAATGCACACCAAGACATGTCATTTTGAGACAGCCGGAGGAAAAAAGATTGTGATCCACGGAAGCGCAAACCTCCGCTCATCGGGAAACATCGAACAATTCACGATTGAGGAGAACCCCGGATTATATGATTTTTACCAAGAGGAATTTTCAAAGGTCATTGATAAATATGCAACTATCCGGAAGCCTATCCGGAACAGTCGCGCATGGGATATATTCACTAAAAAATATTTCAAGGATTAGGAGGAGAAAAAATGGCGCAATCTGATGGATCATCAGTACAGTGGCCTCATGGCGGAGGTTCAAAACTAAAGTCAAAGACAAAGGCGAAAAAGAGAGCGGAAAGGATGTCGGACTTTAGCCAGGATAACGACGAGGCGCCCTTCTAAAGGGAGGTGCCCCTGTCTTGTTTAAACAAAAAAATCATGATACGAAAAGAACAAATAGAGTTATCAAAGCTCCACCCGAATAAAGGACAGATTCAGGGACTGCCGAAAAATCCAAGGTTCATCCGTGATGAAAAATACAAGAAGCTCATTCAGAGTATCACCGATGACCCGGAGATGCTCGATCTTCGCGAACTAATCGTATACGATTCGGGGGACGACAGGCAGTTTGTTATCGTCGGCGGCAACATGCGGTATCGGGCTATGAAGGAAATGGCCTTCAAGACTGCCCCCTGCAAGATTTTGCCAACCGGTTTTCCTGTTGACAAGATGCGCAGAATCACGCTAAAGGATAACAGCTCATTCGGCGAGACTGATTTTGATGCGCTGATAAACGAGTGGAGCATGGAAGACATCGAGGCTTCTGCCATCGATATTCCGGATATTCCATCTCCAAAAGAAAATGAAGATGCAGAAGATGATGGCTTTGATATCGATAAGGAAACACCTAAAAAGGCAACAACGATATTCGGGGACATCTACCAGCTTGGGGAACACAGGCTGATCTGTGGCGACAGCACCCTACCCCAATATGCCGAAAAACTTATGGATGGCGAAAAGGCTGATCTCCTCGTAACGGATCCTCCATATAACGTTGACTATTCTGCCAAGGGCAAAATGAAGATCGCCAACGACAACATGGCTGATGCCAACTTCGTCGCCTTCCTCACCGACGCTTTCAAGCTGGCCAACGACAACCTAAAGCAGGGTGGTGCCTTCTACATTTGGCACGCAGATAGCCAGGGCTTCAACTTCCGAACAGCCGCACAGAACGTCGGATGGCAGATAAGGCAGTGCCTCATCTGGAACAAGAACAGCCTGGTGCTTGGCAGGCAGGACTATCAGTGGAAGCACGAACCCTGCCAGCCAGCAGGCACGAAGGTGATGACAACGAAGGGAGAAAAGAACATCGAGGACTTGACAGAGCAAGACCGGGTCATCAGCTGGGACAAACTCAGCGGACAGGTCAAGGGCTACAGGAACGGAGGCTACGCCATTAAGACAGCCAGCAGGGAATACGATGGAAAGCTCTACACCATCCACGCAGCCGGGAAGAAAACACGGGTCACAGATAACCACCAATTCTCCGTCCGTTTCAACAACAGGTTCAAAAAGAACTACTGCACCTACCTCATGAAGAGAGGCAACTGGTGGAGGGTCGGACAAACAAAAGCATACGACAGCCGACAATTCGGGCTCAAGACACGACTCCACCAAGAAAAGGCGGATGCTGTATGGCTGATAGGAGTGCACACAGACAAAATCGAGGCACAGGTCGCAGAGCAGATTCTGACATGCAAGTACGGCATCCCCTACACGATATGGGAGCAGGATCGTTTCAATCACACCGACAAGCTGAGGAGCCAAAAACAGATTGCAGACATCTACGCAGCACTCGACCTCCAGCAGATGGAGAAGAACGCACACAGGCTACTCCATGACTTCAATCGCTCCGAGCGTTTCCCACTGATAACGAAAGAGACAGCACGGGATAGATTCTCAACCCGAGTGACGGCACAAATTGCAGCCTGTAACCTCGTCCCGGAGCTGATGCAAGTGCCGATACCGACAGGCAACAGCACAAAAGCCCCGAACTTCACATGGCAGGAAATCACCGAGGTGACGGCAAAACCATTCAAGGGACGGGTATACTCGCTGGCGGTAGAGAAATACCAGCACTACATCGCAGACGGAATAATCACACACAACTGCCTCTACGGATGGAAGGACGGAGCCAGCCATTACTTCGTAGACAAACGAAGCCTCACCACCGTTATCGAGGAACCGAAAGACCTCGAAAAGATGAGCAAGCAGGAGATGCACGACCTCCTCGAGAAGATATTCATCAAGCAGGAACTGCCAACAACAGTCATAGACTGCGATAAGCCAGCCCGGAACCCGGATCATCCGACGATGAAGCCCGTCCCCCTGATCGGGAAGCTGGTGAACAACTCAAGCAGGCAAGGCGATATAGTCCTCGACGTGTTCGGCGGTTCGGGGACGACCCTGATAGCATGCGAACAGCTTCACCGGAAATGCCGAATGGTTGAGTTCGAGCCTATATACTGCGATGTGATCGTAAAAAGATGGGAAAAGCTGACCGGGCAAAAGGCTTCGCTTGTCGGAAATTTCGTTGTCAAGCAGAAGCAGGGAGGAGAACAGTAATGCCGAAGCGAGAGAACATGACACCGTCCCAGCTTGCGAACATCGAAGGGCATAAATTCAAAAAGGGACAATCCGGCAACCCTGCCGGAAGCAAGCCCAACAGGATAGCAAGGCTCCTGAAGGAGATACTTCCAAAATCAAAAAGGAAAATCATCGCTCATGATCTTACGAACGTTGAAATCAACACGATTGAACGCAAGGTCCTGCAGCTCGAACTGCCGGACCTTCAAGCAATTTGCAAATGCGAGCAGACCCCGGCATATATGAAAAGCCTTGCCATGGCCGTAATAATCGACATGAAAAACGGCAAGACGACAACCGTGGACACGCTTCGAAGCCGCCAATACGGTGCGACCAAACAGCAGGTGGAAGTGACTGGGAAAGACGGCCAGCCGTTGATAGACAGAAAAACAATGACGCAGGAGGAAGCGCGTCAACTACTTAAAAAAGTGGAAGATGAATGCTGATGGACGAGTTGAGATATACCGATAAGGACATTATTCGTGCGTGGGTGCTTTCGAGTACTCTCAACTTCACCCGTTATTTTTTTAAAAAGCAGAACCATAAAAAATTTATCATCGGAAAACACCACAAGATAGTCTGTGACGCACTCGACAAGGTTTTGCGCGGCGAGACGAACAAACTGATCATCAACATTGCCCCCCGATATGGCAAGACGGAATTAGCCGTAAAGAAATTCATAGCCGAAGGACTTGCCATCAACCCCGCCGCACGTTTTCTCCATCTGTCCTATTCTGGAGACCTCGCACAGGATAACAGTATGGCCATCAAGGACACGATTAACAGTGAGGCTTTTAGCGATTTATTCGAAACGAGGATAAAATTCGGATCGGACACGAAAAGCCGATGGGACACAGAACAGGGGGGTGGCGTTTATGCAACGTCAACCCTCGGACAGATAACAGGCTTCGGAGCAGGAGCCGTCGAAGTCCCCGGTGATCCTTACAAATTCGCAGGGGCTATCGTTATTGACGACCCGATAAAGCCGGAGGACGCATTGAGTGACGTAATCCGCGAGCGTGTCAACAGGCGGTTTGAGACAACAATCAGGAATCGTGTCAACAGCCGTAACACTCCAATCATCATCATCATGCAGAGACTCCACGAGCGTGACCTTTGCGGATATCTTGAGGGCATCGAGCCTGACGACTGGACGGTCGTCAGCCTGCCGTGCGTATACGAGGATGAAAACGGAGTCAAAAAATCCCTTTGGCCGTTCAAGCACACATTGAAAGAGCTCGAAAAAATCAAAGATGCCAATGCATTTGTCTATGAGACCCAGTACGCCCAGAACCCGAAGCCGCTGGAAGGGCTTATGTACACGCACTTCAAAACATATTCGGAACTGCCGATAGAATCAAAGCTGCCGGTTAAGAAATGCTACATTGATACAGCAGACACGGGGGCGGATTATCTGTGCGCTATCTGTTACGATGAATTCCTGACCGGATGTTATGTAACGGATATTCTGTTTACGCAGAAAGGCATGGAAACGACAGAACCGGAAACGGCACGTATGCTCGTCAAGAACTCGACACAAGTCGTAGTAATTGAATCGAACAACGGGGGCCGCGGATTTAGGCGGAATGTTGAAAAAGACGTCCGTGAGCTCGGTAACTACACTATGGGCTTTGTGGACTTTACACAGACGCAGAACAAGATGTCCCGCATATTCAGCCACAGCGCGGAAGTCCAGAACATGATATATTATCCGGAAGGATGGGAGACGATGTTCCCGCAGTATTACAATGCGATGAGCAGCTACCGCAAGGAAGGCAGGAATGAACATGACGACGCCCCGGATGCCACGACCGGAATAGTGGAACATTTTCAGGGCTCGTATATCGATTACTCCGACAAGGACATCGAAGCAATGACAGAGGAATTATATTAACAATAAAGGAACAACAGAGATGAAAGGAATTGATGAGATTATCCAGGCAGGCAGATCCCCACAGGACGAGATCAGCGACCTAAAGCAAAAAAATATCATATTACCGCCATGGAGCAAGCTCGAAACGGAATATAACCCGAAGGAACACAGCGTCATTACGGACAAGTCCTACAAGGACAAGCCGCACAAGAACGGGACGATAGAAAAAGTAACGAGGATCACCTATAGCCTTCAGAAACTCGCCGTAAAAAGAATGACGGAGTTAATGTTTGCGATTCCGGTTAAGCGCGTATACAAACCGGAGGATGACGATCAGAAGAAAGTTGCCGCTATCATGGAGGCAATATACAAAAAGAATCATATCAACAGCGTTAATATTGAGCGCGGACGGAATCTATTCGCATCTTGCGAAAACTGCACGATATGGTACAGTCAGGAGATGGACACTATCTATGCGGGAGAGAAAAGTAAGCTGAAATTAAGATGCAAGAACTATAGCCCACGGACAGGAGACGAATTATATCCTCTGTTTGACGACTACGACGATCTGATTGCCCTGTCAATCGGCTACAGCAGGGTCGAGCAGAATATGCAGAAAACGGAATATTTTGATACATATACAGCCGACCATCATTATAGATGGATTAATCGAGGAACAGATTGGGAAGTTGACGAAGACGAATCGATTACGATCGAAAAGATTCAGGGCATATATATTTCAAGACCGGAGCCAATTTGGGAAGACCAGACGAATAATATTTCGGAGCTCGAATGGAGCATGAGCAGACAGGGCAATTACCTGCGTAAGAATAGTCGACCGGCATGGGTTATCTTTACAGATCAGACAAATCCGGTTTCGGGCAAGGAAGCTGATAAAAACGCTGGAAGAGACGTACTCACCTATCCAAAGGATGCGAAGGCGGGATATGTGACATGGGAGCAGGCGATCGAATCGCTTAAATTCCATTGCGACGAATTGAAGCGTAATTTCTTCACCACGCTCCAGTTACCGGACATGAGCATGGACCAAATGAAAGCGACCACAATGAGCGGGGAAGCACGGAAAATGCTGTTTATTGACTGCCAACTTAAATGCACCGATGAAGCAGGTGCGTGGCTGGAGTTTTTCGACAGGGAAGTCAACGTGGTAAAAGCCTTTATGAAGGCAATGTTCCCGGGACTCAAAGATGCCATTGATGCCTTGTCTGTTGAAAACGTCATTACCCCGTTTGAGATCAACGACGAAAGTTCAACGATTACCGATTATACAAATGCAACCGGAGGGGCTGCCATCGCTTCGCAAAAAACCGCAATACAAAAGCTCGGGTGGGTTGACGATGTGGATGAAGAGCTGCAGCAGATTCAGAACGAGAGCAATCAGACAGCAGACATCTTCGCCAACGAGCCGACAAAATAAAGAAGGGTAAGCCATGCACAAGAAACTCTCATTAGGGATTTATGACGCCAAGCACAAGAAAAATCTTAGTGCCAGTGCGAAGAAAATCACGAAGGCTTTCAATGACACTATAGCCAAGATCGCTTTTAAGGCCGCGGATGTCAAATTTAACCCGGATGACGATTTCTCGTTTGATGACTATCCTGCGCTCAAAAAAGCCGCCAATCAGTATATTAATGCCATGACGGCCGATATCCAGATGATTGTATCAGACGGGGACAAGGCCGAATGGCAGCTGTCAAACACCAAAAATGACGCAATGGTCGATTATGTGATCGGGGCCCATGTGCTGTCAGAAAAAATAATCAAGACATGGAAGCACCCGCACCTGGAGGCATTGAGCGCGTTCATCGACGGAAAAGACAGAGGATTTGATCTATCAAAGTCCGTTTGGAATATCGGAAATCAGTTTAAGGCAGAGATTGAGCTTGCGCTTGAGCTTGGAATCGGACAAGGTAAGAGTGCCGCGAAATTATCACAGGACGTGCGCGGCTATCTCCGATATCCTGATAAGCTATTCCGCAGAGTCCGACAAAAGGACGGGACGATGAGGCTCTCAAAAGCCGCCACCGCATTCCACCCCGGAGCCGGAATATACAGGTCGAGTTATCGCAACGCGCTGCGAATGACTGCAACCGAAAACAACATAGCTTACAGGACTGCGGATCATCTAAGATGGAGCAATCTCGATTTTGTAATCGGAATAAACATCCAATTAAGCAACAACCACCCTGTCTATGATATCTGTGATGAACTTGCCGGAAGGTACCCTAAAGATTTCGTTTGGACGGGGTGGCACCCGTGGTGCAGATGTTTTGCCACCTCAATCCTTGCCAGCAGCGAACAGATAGATGCGTATTGCAATGCCATAGCGGAGGGCAAGGACGTTTCCAAGTGGAATTTTACGGGCAAAGTGGACTCAATGCCCGAAAAGTTCAGCACGTGGATGGAGGACAACAAGGAAAGGATAAAAAAGGCATCATCAGTCCCATACTTCATCAGGGATAATTTTGTGGATGGAGACCCTGAAAAAGGCCTGAATTTCTGAAAAACAAGCTACTTTGCAATTTACTATGCACAAAAAACATTAAAAAAGTGATTACATTATAATCACTATATTAATTTAGACTTATTTTTGTGTCAAAGCAAATTTGTCAAAATCATGAAAAAGGAAATCTTGGAAGCATTGAGTACCAAATTCGAAGGGGTAGATGCTAAAGTTTTAGGCCGGGTAGCCGAAAAATTGGCGAGTACGGTTAAAAGCGAGGATGATATTCAGGCCGCTGTGGATGGTGTCACCCTGCAACAGATTATCAAGTCCGAAGGGGACAGACGGGTAAATGAAGCCGTTTTGTCAACTACGAAAAAATTAAAGGAAAAATACCATCTGGAAGATGATGATCCTGAAAACCCGGATAAGCAGAAGGGAGCGGACGATGACGACAAGGACGACAAAAACGTACTTGGAAAAACTTTGGACGCCCTTACCAAAGACGGGGATAAAGGAAAATCAAAATTCGACCCGGCTATTTCCAAAATGCTCCAGGGCATAATGGATTCTCAAAAAAAGCTCACTGATGAGATTCTAAGCCTGAAACAGGAGAAAACAGGAAATATACGGAAAGCGAAACTTGCAGAAATCCTCAAGGATGCTCCTGAAAAAATCCAGAAGCGGTATGAAACCGATTTTGGCAGAATGTCGTTCAAGGATGACGATGATTTCAGCGCATGGTGCGAAGAGATAACACCTGACATACAGGATTTGTCGAATACCATCATCGCCAAAGGGGCTGTGACGCACTCGCCTAAAGCCGGATTAAAAACAGACCAGACGAAGGTGGACCCATCAGTCAAGGCACGCGCCGAAAAAATCGCCGCAAAGGAAAGTCAGACAAGCAGCGTGATATCCGGTTTACCCGAATCACCGGCTGCAAAGTAAAAAAGGAAAATTATGGAAAGAAATTTCAATTTCACGCCAGCAGGAGACCCGAAGCCCATCGTATTCGAGGAAGTCTTTGCGGAAAAGCCGGGAGGAGGGCTGATTTCCAACCCTTCCTACGAAATTCCGGAGAGCACCGCCCTCGGTGAGAACAGTGCCGGGCTTTTTGTGCCTATCAAGGCATACCGCCTCGTAGAAGCGGTTACTACCGATGCCACGACCATCAAGATTGCAAAAGGGTCAGGCATCCAGAAAGGAGACATTATCGCCCACGGAAAGGTCGGTGTCGCATGTACTGGTGTCGACACCGCAACGAGTGACGAGTGCGACATCGTCACAGTGACACTCGGTATAGCAATCGATGCCGATGTCGTGTTGTATCAAGCAGCAGAGGCGTCCGCAGATGCCGCAGCTCCCGTTTATACCCCGAAATATGTGCTTGGGGACGTACTGGGCGGAACCGTTCCGGCAAATCAGGGCGATGTGGAAGTACGCCTGATCAATGGCGCGAACATCCGGAAAGAGACAGCGAACATTGCTGACGAGGTGGCCGCATTGCTACCGTTAATTACTTTAGTGTAAGGAGATTTTAAATTATGATGAATGCACCTCTATTCGATATTGATGTGCCAGGAATGCAGGTAACCGTGAATTCCTACAAGCCCGGAACGGGACTTGCGTGGAGCACCCTTTTCCCGTTGAAATACACACCTAAATTCGACTTGAAAGGAATTGAGGGAGATGAAGGAATCCCCGTCAGTGCAGACCGTGTTGCCTTCAACACCAAGGCGCCAACGAAAACCCGCCGGAAAGTCGGCACATGGTCCGGCAAGCTGAGTAAGATAGCCGTTTCACGGGAAAAGGACGAGATCGAAATTAACGACTACAACGAACTCAAGGTCATTGCTGCCAATAACACAGAGGACAAGCAGACCGCCCAGTATCTCGTTGACCTCGTATATGACGACGTCGATTTTGTTAATTCCGCCATGGATTACAAAAACGAGATCGACTGCATGCGAATCGCCTCTGCCGGAATACAGACGTTCCCCGCAAGCATCGAAGGGGATATGGCCTCTCAGGACACCATCAACTTCAATGTGCCGACCAAGAATTTTCTTGGAGTCACCAACAAGTGGAGCAACTCCACAACCGGTGACGGTATCGCTGACATTATCAGCGCACAGGACTTGATTACCAAGCAGGGACTTCCCAAGCCAAGGTATGCGTACATGGAAAAGGCCAAGTACGACCAGCTCCGCGCACAGAAGGCCGTAGCCAACCGGTTGTATCCGCAGGCAAAGGACCTGTCTCTTGTAACGGCAGACATGATCAACCTGACTTCCATCAACACTTACATGGTTAACAACGGATACCCCCAAATCCTCGTCCTGGATACTTATGCCACAATCGAGGACAAAAAGGGCCACAAGGAAACCATTAAGCCGTGGAACGTAAACGTGGTAACTCTTAGCCCGACGATTCAGCTGGGGTGGACTTACTACAAGCCAGTGCCCAACGTTCAGAACTCTGACGCATTGCAAGTGCAGGGCAGCTACTATAAGGTTACCCGTTATTCCGACCTGAACCCTATGCTTGAGGTTACCATGGCGGAAGCCTACATACAGCCCGCACTCATCAACCGGCAAAGTCTCGTGTTCATCAACACGGATAACACCAAGTGGTCTAACGGGGCAAGTGCCTGACAGATAAATAATACGGCCAAATGAAAATCAGAGAAGCTTTAAGAGCTATATCCAATTATCCGGTCCCTCCATTCGTGATAAACGATATCACGGATGAGCAGGGATTGAATCCTGACGATGATATTACGCCGGCAATAAGACAGACGACGGCTTTCATAAAGTGCAAGGCTGCCGTATATAGATTCATTGCCGATGCCCCTAATATCTCACAGGGCGGGATAAGCTATAATTTGAGCGAGGATGAACGAAGCCGTATGAAAATCAAGGCAGATACGATGCTTGATAAAATAGGCGCATCGGAGAAATACTCCGGACCCATTGGATATATCGGGGAGGATTTCTGATGCTGTCTATTACTAACGGATTTATACAGGTCAAGGGGACGACAGGCGGAGGAATGCAGGATGGCATTCCGGTGCCTGTTACCACGACATGGAGCGATCCGATTCCAGCGAATATCAGAAAAAATAAAAGTGATCACAGGGGGACGTATGTAGACGGAAAGTTTGTTCAGATTCAGGCAACGATTCTAATAGACCCGCAACCGTCATCATTTTCTTCCGTCAAGAGGATCAAAGTAACTGATAACATGAGCAATGAGCTCGGAGAATTCGAGATACAAGACTTGACCTTCCTCGATGTCGCAGATGTCATCCAGATAACAGTGTAACCCATTATGCCAATAACAAGTAACTTTTCACCCGAAAAATTTCAGAAACATCTTTCTGATAAGATAGCCAGCAAAAAGGCAGCTATCATTATGAGATTGCAGGCTATTGGCGAGGAATGCCTGAATCAGGCACGGAGTGGACACAAGTATAAGAATCAGACAGGCAATCTGTGCAGCTCAATAGGTTATTGCATCACGGATGACGGAAACATAATCAATCAAGGGCTATGGCAGTCCATCGCAGGCAAATATGGTAACGGAGCAGACGGAAAGAATGCCGGAATGCAGTATATGCAGGAGATAGCCTCCGAAAAGGCAACGCAAGGCATTACTTTCATCATGGTTGCCGGAATGCCGTATGCGCAATACGTTGAAGCCATGAGCCTTGATGTGCTCGACACAAGTGAGCAGATGGCAGTAAAAAAGATACGGGAAATGCTCGATAAACTCTTCAAGAAGTAAAACTATGGCAATAAGGAGCACGATGAAGATTGAGAATGAGATGTACAACGCTTTGTACACCTTCATTTCATCGCAGATCAAGGGCACGTTTTATCCAAGCGGCATGAGGCCGGCGGAAGCACTGTCCGAAGATGCTGTCCTGACTGTTTCAAATGCCACGGCGGACCAAATCGAAGAGGGACGGGCAAGGCTCAATATCTATGTCCCTGACATCGACTGCGGCTTATCCGCAAAAGTCATGGATAAAGCCAGGCTGATCGCACTCGGAGCTTTGGATTCACAAATTATCGATGTCCTAAATGCTGCAAATACGGACTATCTGTTTGACCTTTTCCAGGCGACGGAAACGATTGCGGTACCGGACAAGGAGGAGCATTTTGCCAATATAGGCATTCATTTTCAATTAGTAACTTTTAATGATTAGGAGATAAAAAAATGGCAAAAACCATAATGGCATGGTCGAAATGCAAGGTCGAAATCGGTGATACCGGCGACAAGGACGCATTCGCAACTACACTGACACAGGTCGGGAAAACACAGGATCAGAGCACAGAGCTCACGTCCAGCGACGGAGACACCCTGACGGAAAAGGCTTCAGGAGGCGAGGTCGTAGCAGAAGAGCAGAACGAGGGCACGCTGAAATTAGTTACGAAGATTATCGAGCCTTCTGCTGAATTTCTGGAAGAATTAGGGATCGCGGAAGCAGAAGACGGGAATGGAGAGCAGGCAATTAAGACCCATATCGTTTCCGGCGATAAATCCATAAAGATCACGCCTAAGAATAAAGGCGCAAAAGGGATCAAAATACCGACATCAAGTGTATCCGTTGCCGAAAACTACGACGAAAAAGATGGTAACATCCTGACGCTCACCGCGAACGTCCACAAGACAACCGCGGTAGACCCGACGTATATGAAAAAAGGCACGGACGGTTGGGCTGCAACAACGGAAGCCACAGACATCGCTGCAAGCAAGGGCTTGCTTAGTATGACAAAAGACCTTCCATCTGATGCCGCAACCGGCGACGTATACGGAATTGACGAAAATTATTGGTACAAGAAATTCACAACAAAGACAAGCCTCTGAATCTTCAATAGGAAGTTGATTTAATTTTTATATCGGTTAGCAACGCCGGGCGGACGAATAGAAGCGCCGTCCGGCGCTTTTAGTAAAAAGAAGAAATATGGAAGAGACGATAGAGCAAAAGGTGGCAAGGGTCATCTTGGAGAAAAAGAGCACAGAAATACAGATCGGAGATACCGTATATGATGTTGCCCCGGCCACGCCAGCGACAATCATCATGATTTCCGAAATAGTCTCACAGATACCGCAGAAGATAAACCCGAAGACGGACGATATTCTAAAGGAAACACTCCGTAATGCCAAGTATTACGGCATCATCGGGAAAATAGCGGCTGTTCTGATCCTTGGAGCAAAGCGGATAAAAGAGAACCGTTTCATCGGGAGGAAAGAGAAAACAAGAATCCGTTTCAGCTTTCGGAGATTCCGTTTCATAAAAACACAGAAGATCATCAGCGGAGGCGTGAGCGAACTCGATTATGTCACCGGGCAGATAATGGATAACATACAGCCGAAAATACTGGCAGCAGTAATTGCGCAAAGGCTCGCAGATATGCAGATCGGCGATTTTTTCGGCATTACCACTTCCCTGTCCGCAATAAACATAATAAAACCAACAAAGGAAGTGGTGGAGACAGTATCTGGGGAATCGTCCTCGGATGGGCAAAAAACCTCGGACTCCCAATAGCTCATGTCCTGTACGACATGAGCTATACAAACATCCTCCTGTACGGAGCGGCAACGCCCCAGTATGACGATGAACAGCAACCGGTATTCGACGCCAAAAAGGACGCCAACAACCCGGATAATTTTAAGAACAATTCCTCGGAAGAAGAGGAAAAAGTAAAGGACCTGTAACATGGACTACGGCGATAACGGAGAATCTTTTTCAATCCATATAGATAACAGCCAGCTTGAGAATGACGCAAAAAAATCATCTGACATCTTTGCAGGTATCGGTGACGCAGCCGTCCAGCAAGGACAGCGAATAGACAACGCGTGGAAGGAAATCACCCTCAAGCAGCTACAGGAAGAGATTGACAAGACCATGGAGAAAATCAATTCCTCCAGCGCCATTATTGCCGAAAATAACAAAGAGGTTACAGCTATAAGTACGTCCATCGCTGATCTCCAGAAGGACCTTGCGAAGACAGGACAGGGCAGCGATGAATTCAAATCACTTACCGAAAAGATCAACCAGAGCAACGAGGCCCTTGCGGCAACAACGGAAAACACAAGGCAGATGGCAGCGGAGCAGCAAGTGGCAAGAGGTCATCTGTCCGAACTCGAAAATCAATATAACATGCTCTCCCAGACTGCCGGAGCGGCAGGCACCATTATGGACGCCAATGCGGTACAGAATGCGGCAGCAGGACTTGTAGAAGCAGGAGCTTTGACGGGTACGGCAACGGCAGCGGCAGCAAAAGCGGCAGCAGAGGGTACGGCAGCGATTGCGACCAATCAGGAAAGCGTGGCATCCGACCAGTCCACCGTTAGCAATGAGCAGCAAGCCCAGTCAATCAAGGAATTAAAAGAAGAGTATAAGAATTATCAAGACAGTATCAATGAAATCCAGAAGGAACTTGATGCATTAAATAATTCTGGAAGTATTGATGAATATCAACAAAAAATAGAGCGCGTAAAGAATAGAATTGAAGCATTGAAGTCAGAGGGGGCGACAACTGCAGGAACAGACAGTGAGAGTGCTGCCCTTAGAAATGCGATTAGTTCTCTCGGAGAATATCAACAGAAATTATCACAGCTCGAAAGCCAGCACCAGCGGCTGACAAGTGACCTGCAGGAATATCAACAGGTCGCATCCAGCATTAATACACAAATCAATAATGGCGGCGCCTCCCCCACCATGGATTCAGGCGAAGCGGCAAGGATAGTTGCCATTGCCGATGCACAGAAACAGGTTAACGAGCAATTCGAGGCTACAGCATCATCCGCGCAACAAGCCCAGCAAGGTATTACCTCGCTATCAGAGGAGAGCGCGAACTACACCCAGCAGGCAGAGTCCCTGAAAGCAGAGATAAGCACCATGAGCGCAGCCCTAAGGCTCGGCGAAGGTCAGGGCATGGACAGTGACACGCAGGCTGCGGCCCTTGATGCCATCAATCAAAAGATACAGCAATATGGCAGCCTGATGACGGAGGCCAGCGCATCCGCCAATGTCGCATATCAGTCGCAGCAGTCCAATGTAAAAGCCCTAGAAGATGAGATGGCATCGCTACAGACGGCCCTGCAAAATGCGCTGGCAATCGGCGACCAACAAGGTGCAGACCAGATCGTAGAGAAAATGAAGTCACTCGGCGTTGAGATCACAAACGCCAAAAATAATCTCTCTGATCTTGAATCACAGGCAAAGCAGGCAGACGAAGCCCTGAAAGGTGTAGCTGACGAACAGACGAAGATGAGTTCAGGCGCCACAAGGGGATCGTCATTTTTTGGAGATATTGCCGACTCCGCACAGTTGCTAAAGGAAAAAGTAAGCGATTCTTTTTCCTCCCTGATGGAACCGGTAAGGGCATTTGCGGAAAACACAAAGAGTAAAATGTCCGAAATCGGACAGAGCATATCAGGGGCATTCAGCAACCTAAGCGACAAGATAGGTCTTGACAGGTTAGGCCAGAGCGTCAGCAACGCTTCGGGAAAGCTGGGCGAATATACCTCGAAATTATGGAATGCCGCTTCCGGTAACGGAAAATTGCAGGAAAGCGCATCCGCATTCGGAAAAGCCCTTGACGGACTCGCACGGCCGATAAAGAGCACGATAGCCGGAATCGGAAATATGACAAAGGCGCTCTGGAGCATGGCCGCAACTCCAATCGGGGCAGTCATCACGGCCATCGTCGTTGCCCTGGAAGCCATGAACACATGGCTCCATAAAAGCGCCGACGGTCAGAAAAACCTTGCCAAGATAACCGCGTATCTCGGCAGTCTATGGAGCAGTGTTACGGATATCGTAATTCTTTTGGGCCGATACCTGTATCATGCTTTCGCAGATGCCGGTGCGCCGATGAACGCATTCGCGAAAGGGTTCAAGACAACATTTGTTCAGGCCATAAAAACCGTCAGTGAGCTTATAGGCGGTCTCGGAAAGACCCTAAAGGGTATATTCACCCTCGACTGGAGTACTTTCAAGACCGGATTTTCAGAAATGGGCAACGGCCTTATCAGTGCTGGGAAAACGGCCATCTCAACCGTAAAAACAGCCGTTGTAGGTGTCGCAGGCGCAATAAAGACGGTATATAACGGCATCACCGACAGTAAGTTGATGTCTGGTATTGGCGGAATTGTCAACAATATGATGGGCAAGGCCTCACAGGCGGCAGACCTTGCGGAAAGGCAGATAAACGCACAGATAGCACTCGGAAAGGCGCAGGAAAGAGGTTATGAATTTGATAAGAAAATAGCCGAAAAGAGGGAAAGGATATATACGCTGACCGGCGCTGCAAAGAATGCAGCCATCGAAGAGGTGAAAGCCCTGCAGAAGGAGCGCTACGATGACATCATCAAGGCGCAAACTGAACAGCTCAACATCCAAAAAGAAAAGAACAGACTCCATGAGGTCGGACTTGAAGACATAAAGAAAGAACGTGACCTCCATATTCAAGTCCTACAGACCGAAGCCCAACAAGCTGCATCCACCCGGATGATGACCAGGATGGAAGAATCGAATAAAAGGAGCATGGCTTCACAGGCTGCGAGTGCGGCAAAAAGCGCAAAATCATCAGCCAACAGAGAGGCAGCGAAAGCCAAGAGGACGGATCAGGCCGTGACATCCGCAGAAGGAAAACTCGATGAAACGGAATATTCAAACCTTAACGAGCGCGTAAAAGCGGCATCCGATCTTGAGCAAAAGGTAACCGACGCCAGGATAGCCGCAATGAAAGACGGAGCGGAGAAAACAAAGGCAGAACGTGAAGAGGAGAACCGAAAGGAACTCGAGCAGATAGAAGCGCAGAGAGAAGCCGCCGTGGAAGCCGAAAGGAAGCGCCAGAAGGCCGAATATGACGCACAGCAGGCAGTTATCAAGGCAAGAGGCGGAAAAGCGCAGAAATGGGCCGAATCAGATATCAATCAGCAACCGATTGACAAGATCAACTCACAGTACGAGCAGATAGCAAGTTTCACCCAGCAAAAACAGACGAATGCGCAGACGGCCGATGAGAAAGAGGCCATGAACAACTATCTAAAAGAATACGGCACTTTCGAGCAGCAGAAACTCGCCATAACAGAACTATATAACAACAAGATTCAAGCCGCCAATACACAGGGCGAGAAACTGACAATCGGCAAGGAGCTCGATAAAGCCATCAGTGACCTTCTTGTCCAGCAGATGAAGCAGAACATCAACTGGGATGGCATTTTCTCCAACTTGTCAAATATGACAAAAAAGGAGCTTCAGGAAGCTCAAGAGAAAATAAAAGCATATACAAAGACCGATGAATATCAGAAATTAAGGCCTGAAGACAAAAAGGCGGTAAGCGAAGCCAACGGGAAAATTCAGAGCCAACTTGAGAAAAGCGGTGGCCTTTTCGGGAACTTGAAGGAAGCAACGGAGCAATATACGCAGGCATGCAAGGATTATGATGCTGCATTGTCCGATCTCCTCGCCGCACAGGAGCATCTGAAAGATTTGCAGGAAAAAGGCGCCAGCCAGGAGGCCGTTAATGCAGCACAGGCAGAGGTGGGTAAAGCGCAGCGGAATTTTAACCAGGCATCCAACAACAAGACAAATTCAAAGTCCAACCTCCAGTCTGCGACGGATTCAACGATAAATAAATTCGAAAGCCTCGCCAGTACGCTCGCAAGCCTCGGAAAGACAAGTGACATGACAACCGCCCAGTTAGGGCAGCTTGTCACGAGCGTTACTGCGAATTTAGGCAAAGTCGCAGGGAAAGTGGGCGGCATTATAGGCGCCATTATGGAGGTGCTGGACAGCATAGGCGATCAAGGGATCGATAAATGGGCCAGCGGAATCATTAAAAATGTTTTTACTTCTGCCGGAAACGTTCTGAATTCTAAAACATTCGGGCTGCATTACATCAACCAATTATTCGGAGGAAGTCTTTTCGGATCAAATTATGATGCCAGCGAGGTAGAAGACCTTACGAACTCCAACAAGGATCTTGAGGAAGCTGTAAAGACCCTGACGAAGGCAATGGAAGAGACTGCCGGCAAAGAGGCTACAACAGCTTACAACACGGCAAAGGCTAATATCGAGAGCGAGGAACAGAACTATCAGAAGATAATGGCAGATACAGGGTCTGCCTATTCGAGCGGCGTGCTGGGTATCGGGGGAAAACATTCAACAAACAAAAAAATAAATGGAGGAATGAGCTCATCTGATTGGGAAAGGATCAGTGAGCTTGTCGGAAAGACCGTCTCAAGTGCGAGTGACCTATGGAACCTATCGAGTGAGGAAATGGCGAAGATTGCAGATGGTGACACGGCAATCTGGACCAAATTAAAAAATCTGGCAGATGACGGATACAAAGATGTCAGCCAGTATATGGACGAATATGTAGACCTGTATCAGGAGCTTATAGACCTACAGAACAAATATAACGAGACTATAACCGGGATCAGCTTCGACAGTGCCAAGGAAAGCCTGACAAGTCTTTTGAAAGAAACGAACAACGGGCTTTCAGATGCAAAGAAAAAAGTGAAGGAGTTTATGGTCGACTCAATCATAACGACCTTGGAAAACAGCACATTGAAGACAAGTCTCGAAAAATGGTATACTGATTTTGCCACAGATATGGCAGATGGCGTTCTTTCGGCAACGGAACAGACGACACTGACAAATGAATATACCGACATCTACTCCACCGGAGAATCCTTTTACAAGGCAGCCCTTGCCGCAGCGGGGCTGAATCCGGATGATTATGACCAGAGCAGTACGACGGGGAGTTTGTCTAGTATGTCAGAAGATACAGGAGAGGAAGTGAAAGGAAGGCTTACGGCCGTTCAGGAAGGTATCTATAACATCGAAGAGCAGAACCAGCAATGCATTGTCAATCAGGGCAAGATTATCGATGGTATCGCAGAAATCAGATCGAATATCGATGATATGATGGACATGCAGGGCCAAGGTTTAGACCATCTCGCAAAGATTGAGAAATACACGAGCGAACTCCCTGACATAAGGGTGGATATTGCAAAGATAAAGCAGAACACAGCAGGACTTAACACGAAGTGAAATGACAAGAATAGGTGAATTATATATCAATGGGCTTGACGCCTTCGTAAACTGGGGTGTAAGCCTTACGGACAGCAGTCTTACGACACTCATGGAGCCGGAGCCGCTGAAAGACCCGGTCAGCAACAAAAGTACAAGTGAAAATGGCAAGCAGGTACGCAAGGAAAGTACGCCAAAGGTCGATGAAAGGGACCTTACCCTTTCATTGCAGATACACGCAAAGGACAGGGCTCACTTGTTCAGCCAGGTCCTTGCATTCAAAACCGAACTCAAGAAAAGAAGAATAGAAATCAAGACAAGATATGAGGACGGTGTCATATATCGATGTGATTACAAAAGTTGCTCTGAATATAAATCTTTCAATCGCGGAATTGCGACGTTCAGCCTGAAACTGAA